CGGCCGTATACCTGATCAGTATACGGGGATCCACCCTCGCTTTATTACCATCGAGCGGGGTACAACGATGGAAGACGGTTCCTCGATCTTCCCAGAAATAATATTTCTGAGTAATCGAGGCCAGCCATCGAGTATTGACCTTCTTCTACTTACCTTGGTAGTAAGAATGAAGAACTCGATCCTCTGGTATCGTCTGCTATAGCGGTGCTTGAAAAGCTCGAGATTTAATGTCTCTGCTTCGGAAGCATCACTCACGATTATACAGGGATAGGAAGAATGAGAGGTACCATATGGTATTAAGCCATAGGTCTTTTCAAGACTCCTTCTCAGATAATCGGCACATCTCGTATAGCCTTTAGATGAAAGGGTATTCATCAAAGCTACGTAAGAGACGTACGCAGACCCGTCTGTGTTCCGTCCACTCCAGGGAGTCCTTAACCGCAATGGTGTGACATTGACGCCTTTAAAAGCGTCTACTCCACATGATTCGCGGAAAGGTCCACGGATGCAGCACTTGTTTCGGTTAACCCTTAGGCTGACTGATTCGAGTGACTGTATGCAGAGAGATGCTGACGCCTGTGGTATGATAATATCATCCCCATAGACGTAAACACTCTCATCCGATTTACGGTGTCGCATACTTGCGTCCCGATGAATCGCCGAGACCATGATAACCCAAAATACGAAAGCCTCTACGGGAAAGCATAACGCTGAACCCATTGGGGCATACTTTCGTAATTGGACTGTCCTCCCATCTGGGAGTAAGGTCTCGCTCGTCCGACACGACATAAGAGCTCGTCTTAATTCAGGAGTATACTTAAATACTCTAGAGACGAGATCGCGTGTCACTCTGTCCGACGCATCCTTGAGATCAATTGTAGAATAGCGGTCATCTAATGATGACATAAGCGCTAATTCTTGATTGACCCCCTGGTTTGTGAAGTTGATGAAACCTTTAGTAATCGGATGATTTTCTAAATGGTCCATCATCTTCCGTCCAAGTCCCTGTTGAACCCACATGAATTCAAGTGGTTCAGCAGATATTAGACGCGGGCCACGAGAGTCCTTTGGTACTAGTACAACTTTTGCTTGGCCTTGATCAAGCCTTTGCAAACTCTTGTACCAATCCAAACGGTCTTGCAACTCGCGGGAACCACCTACGATAAAATAATCGTAGTATGGATAATACTGGTGAATTTGGTTATAGAGTCGTGAAAAATTCCACTTCTCTTCCAGTTTCTCACCAGTAGCGACAGATCCGGGACCGTGTTTCGGT